GGTTATTTCAGACAAAGAAGTCAGGGTGACTACAACTGGTGGTACAGCCGTTATTTTTCACCCCAATGTAGAAAAGACTGTAGCCGATGAAATAGGGCTATTAGCGCTTCAAATGGGCGCAAAGCAAGTCGATTCGAAAGAGATCAAGGAAGCACCAGCGCCTATCACTATAGAGCTGGCTGATGATGTTGAAGCCTCAGAAGAGGTAGAAGAAGGTGAGATGGATAAGGAATTACTTGATTGCCTAGAAAAATTAATTGACGAGGGGCACCCGGATAATTTTAAAGCCGATGGAGTACCCAAGTCACAAGTAGTGAACAAGTTGATGGGCCGTCATGTGTCAAGTGACGAGCGAGATGCAGCTTGGGAAATAGTTCTTAATTCTTAGAGGGTAGATAAATGGCAGTCACTGTTCAAAGTATTATCGATAGAATCCAGACTACGCTGCAAGACACGACCGGTATCCGATGGCCTGTCACTGGAGAGTTAGTCCTGTGGGTTAACGATGCCCAACGCGAAATCGCCCTGTTAAAGCCTGACGCATCAGCAGCAAATGAAACGGTAACTCTTGTGACGGGAACAAAGCAGTCTATCCCTACTTCTGGAAACAGGTTGCTCAGAGTCGTCCGTAATATGTCTGCCGCATCTAATGGCACTGGGGGTCGGGCGGTAAGGTTAGTAAGTCGTGAAGTTCTGGACGCCCAGACCCCACTTTGGCACGACCCAGCTGTTACAGGGGACGCAGCTCATGGGGCAACCGTAAAACATTTCGTCTATGACGAGTCAAACCCCCGCAACTTCTATGTATATCCGGGTGTAGCAGGCAGTGCTTATTTGGAAATCATCTACAGTAGCAATCCACTTTCTGTTGACCTAACAGGTGCTCGAACTGATCTCGAAGTGCCTGACATCTACGGTAATGCCGTAGTTGATTACGCGCTGTTCCGTGCTTACACGAAAGACGCTGAGTACGCCGGTAACGCACAGCGAGCCAGCACCCACTATAACTTGTTTATCAATAGTGTTACTGGCAAAGGTCAGATCGACATTATTACTAGCCCAAACTCTGACATTGGACCACAGGGGATTACAACCGGCGCTCAAGTCGGTCAACAAGTGGGGTAAATAGATGGCAACATCTTACGAGTCATTATTACCCGAAATCATCCCAATGGTGCCGGGATGCCCAGATACGCTGATCGAGAATAACATCCGGTCAGCAGTTATCGAGCTGTGCGAAAAGACTGAGGTTTATCAGCAGGAGTTAGACCCACTCACCACCGTTGCAAATATATACGAGTATGACTTGGAGGCTCCCTCCCAGACATCAGTATGCAAGTTGGTTTGGGTTACACATCTCGGTAATGAAATTGAGGCGATCACTACAGCTCTGCTGGAGCAGAGAGAACCTAAGTGGCGCGACTCAAACTATTACGGAACCCCCAAGTATTTCGTCAAGCAGTCACCCAGCACTGTTTGGTTAGTGCCTGTACCTAACGCTACTGAAGTTAGCTCGACCATCATTAGGGCAGTTCTAAAACCGACTGTAAATTCCACAGCTTGCGATGATGCAGTTATGTCTGATTACCGAGACACAATTGTGAACGGCGCGTTGTTTAGGCTGCTGCGGTTGCCAAGCAAAGACTGGACGGATTATGCGGGAGCGCAGGTATATGGCTCCTTATTTAATGAGGGCCTTGTTTACGCAGAGCGCAAAGCACGGCAAGCAGATGTACGGGTATCTAGGAAGGTGACGTATGGAGGAATCCACAAACCGTATCGATTTACAAGAAACCGTTACTCAAGGGGGTGATCCATATCTTGCAGATATCCGCAAAGAGTGGGACTGGGTATCAAAGGGCGTGAGGGAGATCCTAGAAGGGACTCCCCAGCTCACTTTCAGGCAAGAGGATGTATACGCGGCCTGCGTCAACGGACAGGCCATGTTATGGATTACCACCGAAGGTTTCGTGGTTACAACAGTAGAGGTAGATCGGTTTACGGAAGACAGAACACTTTTGGTCTGGCTCGCTTGGGCAAGAGATCGAGGAGAAAAGAAAGCAGCGTACTACTTACCTTTTTTTGAGGAACAGGCAAGGAAGGCGGGGTTGCAGAAGATGGAAGTCAGATCAGCAATTAGGCAAATGATCGACTATTTAGAAAACGACGGGTGGTTGTTAGACCACATTGTTTATACGAGGGATGTGTAATGGGTAGTAGTCCAAAGCAATCTGATTATCAACCGAGTGAGGGCGATAAAGCCAACGCAGCTGTAGCGCAAGCGGAATATAACTTCTTTAAAGAACAGTACGATCCATTGCTCCAACAAATGCGCGATAAGTCTATGACAGAAGACCAATCGCGTGTTCTTCGAGGAAGAGCTAATGCCGATACGATGCAGGCCCTAACAGGCGAGACTTCTCTGCAAGGTTCCCAAACAGTTGGAGCCGCTGGTGATATGTCTCAAGCGCTGCAAGGGCAACTCGGTATAGCAGGAAGAAGTGGGCTAGATATTCAGAACAAAATGAGAACGAGCGTTCTCGGCACTGCTAGAGGCCAAGCAGCAGATGCGCAAACAGGTATGGCGCAAGCAAGTAGGTTAGAAACTTCAACGGCACTTGCTAGAGCAAAGGCTAATCAAGAAGTGGCGCAATCAAAATTAAATGCAGCGGTTAAGGTCGGCACTACCTTTGTAGGGCAGGGCATAAAGAATAAGAGAGAGACAGGAGAGTTCTTCACACCGGGCGTAGGTCAAACAACTAAAAATGAAGACACGGGTGAATATGAATTTTCTTATCGTCCAGCAACCAGTTGGTCAGAGAGAATAAAAGCTGGCGTAGGGAGCATATAAGATGGGGATTTACAATCAAGATGCAAGAGCCATATTAGGTAATTTGGATCTAGGCGGCTTTGAGTCAACTGGAGATTTTAGCGTTAGCTCATTACCGCCTGTTGCAGACCCAGATGCAACCTACGCAAATATTACACGCCAAGAGTATGAGGACTATGTAAAAAATTACCGGCAGTTTGAACTCGATCTTATCAATCAAGCGCAGACTGATACGTCTTTGATTGATCAAGCAAGAGACGATTCAGTGAATGCCTCTGAAATTACTCGCGGTATAGCAGAACGAAATTTGCAACGTTATGGCGCTAACGTAACACCCGCCCAGCAGCAAGAGATGTCGCGGAGTTTGCAACGGTCTAATACTCTAGGTGGAATCCAATCAGTCAACGATGCACGAATAGCGCAGCGGGAAGCTAATACTGCCTTACTTTCTGACCTTATAAACATAGGTCAAGGTGTTAACCGCAGTTCTCAAGGTCAACTAGGTCAATCTGCGGCAAATGCAGCGGCACGGCAGCAGCAGTATGAGGCTGCAAGAGCACAATCCAGATCTCAAACATATTCCACCATAGCGTCTTTAGGTTCTATGGCAATTATGGCATTAGCAATATAGGTGATTTATGGTGCGTTCAACCGTAGCTGATTCAGTTTTAAGCGGCTTGCAACTAGCCGCAGGTTCTCGATTGGAAGATGAGAGCCTATCTTTAAAGAACGAACTGGGTAAAAAAAGACTGCGCCAAGCAGACCAAGATTACGCGGCTGGTGAGTTAGATATTTCGAATAAGCGTGTCGAAAACACTACGAATCTAATGAACCTAGCGTACTTGCCAGACAAATTGGAGACCGAGCGGCAGCAAGGAGTAGCCAATTTAGCTGGCACCCGCGCAAGCACAAGGCAAACGGAGTTAGGTAATGCAAAGTCTTCCGACGAACTAATACAGGCAAGGAGAGCATCAAGCCAGACGGATTTAGTAAATGGGTTGGGAGAGGGAGGCTTTTTAAATGGCAGATCAGCGAACGTCTTAGATGTTGTTAGAGGCAGAATGGATCTTGTAGTCGCTGGGCTAAACCAAAGCCTTCCTTTTTTAAGCACTCTGAGGGCGGACGGCTCAGAAACTGGAGCGACAATCGTAGGATTACAACGAATTGAGCCAGAGGCCGGTAAGCCCGGAGGTTGGGTTCCAATTTTGTCTGGCGGGGAAAAAGGCGAAGCCCCCGGAACTGTAAATGGTACTTCGGATAAGAACGATCCAGTGCAGGTCTTTACGGACGAGGAGCTGCAAAGGCATTTTTCGGCTGGGCTATCTACCGCTCTAAGCGGAGAGGGTAGAAAAAGTCCTTATCTTCGAGCTAATGCACAAATCGACGCTTTAAATAAAAGCGGTCGATATGATGAAGAAGATGCAAATGTGAATGCGGCGGATCAGGTGTTAAAGCCTGCTGTTGCCAATAGCCCATTACCTATCGGCGCTCAACGAGCATTAAACGCTGATATAAATAACATGATAGCTAATAGAGACTTCGCTAGCTTACAAATGTTAGCGGATCGAATAGGCGCATCCAACGAATTTTCAGCAATGGTCAGCCAGTACCGTGCTGATTTTGATGCGAAAGAATCTGATCGGGTAGAGGAGGAAACTTACTACACCTCCAAACCAGAGTTTAAATCTGAAACTAGAAAATTAAGCGAAGCAGAAAAGTCTGAAATCCGCCGTGGTCGATATAACCCGCAAACTGGCACATACATGGCTCCTTCTGCGGAGGCAGCCGAAGCTAAAATTGCTGAACTCGAAAAGCCTACTACGCCAACTTCTTCAATTGCCAATACGATCGATACCGCTATAGGAGTAATATCTCGGGTTTATCCTAGCCAAATGAGGAAGATCTTACCTGAATCAGCAGTACAAGCAGCTATTGAGGGTAAGCGAAAGGTTTCACCAGAAGCGAGAACTTATACGCCTTCTCAGAGCGATATTGATTCGCTCGGCCAATTCCTAAAAACGCCTGAAGCTAGGAAGATCGCAGCTTCACCTGAAGTAGCGGCTAATGTAAGGGAGTTTGCCAACAACGGTTCGTTTGACTCGCAGAGCTTAATCACCCTTGGAAAACAAAAAGGCGAGAAAGCTGTTTTAGAGACATTGATAGCTGCCAGCGTTGGGTTTGATAAGCCGGAGGAGGCATCGAAGTTTATACAAGAGGGGCTGAATCTAACTCAAAGAGGTCAAGTAGATCTTAGCGCTAAAGACGCTCAGGGTATGAAGGTCGAAGCGGCGACGGAAGAGCGAGCGCAACGTCAGTTGGATTTCGATGTCGCTAAAGAAACTAATTCGATGATTCTTGACACTGTAGATCGAGAAGAAGGGGCAGTTACTCAAGTAAGCGATCTTATAGGGACCATCAAAGAAGGTCTCGTAGACGAAGACTTTGCAATTTGGGATGAAACCAACCCCGTCACGAGTAGAACGTTTGAGGCCGCTAAGAGGTTAGGGCGGCTTGCCTCCATGAACAATAATGGTCAGCTTAAACAACAGGCGAGCACTGCGTTAACTGAAGTTACTGCTGCCTTTATGTTGCAAAAGGCTAAACAGAACACGAGTTGGTATGAGACCTTTTGGTCTGATTTTACTCGTGCAAACAAGCAGCCTTCTCTCACGCAGCTCGCAAATTTAATTGTAAAAAATAGCGACAACACTATTGCCTTTCGAAATCCAAGCAGCTCTGCTCCCTATGAAGGAAACATCACTCAGAGCGAACTAAAGCAACTTGTGGGTGAGGCAGCTGCAATTCAGATCATTGGAAACGCTCCCGAGGTGGAATTTTAGGTGGCGAATCTTGATGAAACGCTAGCTGCTGCGTTTGCACAGCCAGCCGAGGATCAGTTCGGCAAAACACTTATCGATGCTTTTAGCGAGATAAAACCACAGTCTGCCTCGACTCCTACAAAACCGGGATCTCCTTCTGAAACAGTTGAAATGGGTTTCGTGTCTGGGATGCAAGGCACAACTGGTTTGGGCAATTATTTTAAGGGCCTTACCCAAGAGTTAATAGGCGACAGCGAATCAGCATCTGAAAGTTTTGAGCGAGGAGGGAAATATCTGCAACAGGCTGCTGAAGCCACGGCAGGTATACCCACTTTCGAAGAAGCACTTGAAGAAGGTTCTGCTGGGGCTATTGGGCAGCAGGCATTAAAGTTTGTAGGAGAGGGAGCGCCTTCAGTCGTACTAAGCCTAGCTGGTTGGGGGTCAGGCTTTGTTGCTGGTCTCGGATTAAAGGGGGCTACAAAAACAGCAAGTGAACGCTTATTAAAGGATGCGGTTGAAAACACCGCAAAGCGAAATGCTACGCCCGAAGAACAAGATCTTGTTCGGTTCCTATATGATCAAGCTCGCCGTGAGGCAACAAAAAAATATACTCAACGCGGTGGGTTGGCCGGTGCCGCTTCTACAGAGTTTCCAATTCTTGCTGGTAGTAATATTCAAGAAGAGCTTGAAGTAAACCCAAACCTTAATGACGATCAAATTAGCCGTTCCTTGATGATGGCTGTCGTTCAAACCCCATTAGGGGTATTACCAGAAAAACTTTTATTAGATGGTTTTGGGTCAAGATTAAAAAAAGTTGCTGAAAGTAGATCATCAAATACTGGATCTATATTCGGTAGAGTCGCAGGCGCTATTGGTGCAGGTGTGGTCAGAGGCACTGCTATAGAAGCGGGATCTGAAGCTGCTCAAGAAGCTATATCTGTCGTTAACAGACTCGACATAGATGAGACCTATACAGTCGAGCAAGGTTTGTTGAGGTTAGGTGAGGCGGCATTTGCTGGAGGCGTAGTAGGTGGCGCAGTCGGAGGAGCAGGTACTGCCACAGGTCAAATCTTTGGGGAAGCCAGAAGTTTACTGCAAAGTGGTTTCGATCAAAGAGTAAATTCTCAATCTAACTATGAAGAGTTTGGCGACACTTCAGGGGCAAATACAACTCCTGAACCAGAAGAAAATATTGATGCTCAAATTGACGCAATGTTTGATTCTACTAGCTCCAAAGAAGCTGTTTGGGTGGCAGGCGATAGCCCCTATGCCGGTTCTACTACGGGGGTTCGGGAAGTAGAGGTACAAGGTTTTCGAAAGGTTTTTGCAGTATTTGTTCCGGGGCGCGGCACCTTTATCTCTAGGAACGCTGACACTACCCAAGCAGTCGCTGCGGAAGGCGCTACTGATGAAGGACTTGCTTCTGTACTTGGCTACAGCGCACCTAAACCCGAAGACGGAGACCGCGTTGTTAGGGTAACTGATAACGCGGGGCGCATCGTTTCCGAAGAGTTAACAAATGAAGCTGGCTTATTTGCAGCTGAAGTTGCTGGCGAAGGGTTAAAGCCACGGGGCGGTAAAGTAGAAGTTGTATCTGTCGAACAGACACTGCGGGATCGCAAGGCTGCACTGGACGAAGAAGGAGGCTTAAAAGAGTCAGTTAGTGACCCTGATGAAACTGTTGACCTCACTGAGCAGAGTGAAGTTACTGAAGAGTCCGAAGTTCAAGAAGCAGAGCTACAGGACGTAGAAGGCGAACTTGTTGGTCGCCAGACCTATAAACCAAGGGCTTCCGCAGATTCAGTGTTCGAAGGAACTGAACCGCTAAGAACTCAGTTCAAGAATGAGTTCGATGGGCAGTATAACGTCGATTTTTCAGATAACTTTTGGGGCTTGATGAGTGATGCAATGCTCCGCAAAGCGATTGATGCGCGGCGGCAAGGGCTTGAGGTTGAGTTCAATAAAACACCTGATGGAAATATGCAGCTTGAGGTATTTAACTACGAAGAGTCCTTTACTGTAAAAGATGGGCAGGGCGAAAGACGAGTTCCTCTTACACAATTTATAGATGCAGAAGTAAAACGCGCTTCAAGAAGTGAGCAAGCACGGCGATCAAACGTCAGGATAAAAACGCCAGATGGTAAAATAAGACGCACAAACCTTATCGACTTGCTAAACGCTGGGCGGCGAATAAACCAAACGCGGGATCAAGGTAGTTTCGATGGGGATACCGCAGGTGCATTGAGCACGATACTAGGTGAACTAGCCCTCGCTGATTACAAGATTCAAATCGACACACCGTTTGGCCCCCAAAATCTATTTAATTTTATAGATGCTCTTGTAAAACAAAGTTCTCTTAATAGGAGACATTACAAGAATGTGATTACTCAGGGGCAACCTGACGCTCCTTACCCTCGATTACCTGAACTCGACGGGATTTATGACGTTGTTGTCGGTAGGGATGCGCGTGGGAATCCCCTGAAACTTGGTAAAGCTCTACTCCCACGTAATGTAGAGTCTGCCCCAACAACTCCGTTACAAAACGATGATGATGCAGTGCGAACCCCGACAGTTGACTCAATGGGCAATGTCATTTTTGAAGACGAGATCGGCTTTGATGGTCAAAGCGAAATGGAAAGAATGGGAGGGAATGAATCAGAAGTCCCGCCTGTTGCAATTCCCGGCATAGATGGCCCCGCTAAATATAGCCCACCAAGGAGGTTAGATAGGTTCAGTCGAGGTAGGGGGGTAAATAACGGTAGAGATAAGACCCCTAGGAGACCACAGCGCGAAAATCCTGCTCGCACGACAAAGCAAAGTGTCACCTATCCGCTGGGGCCAATTAACAAACAGGTTGCTTTCCTCGTTGGTCGAGCAGTTAAGAAACTGCCCTTAAAGCAAACAGCGTCGATTTATGGGCTAAGTCAGCTAGAGGGTCTTACGTTCGAGCAGTTGTTTGAAGATCACGAAAACCCCGCCTTAGCAAGACTTGCATACGACCGTATCCAAGAAATGTTAGGGGACGATTCGCAAACAATTGCTTTCTATTTTTATGATAGCGGGGCAGCGCACCAGATTGTTTTTGACGATCGCTTTCTCCCTGAAGGTAATACGCCTAATGCGTTAGCGGCTGCTTTAGATATCAGCCATGAATTGGGACATGCTTTTTTTGAAGAAGAGCGTAATGCTTTGAAGCAGAATAAACCTTTATTTGAACGTCTGTATAACAGCTTCTTAAAAGACCTAGAACAAGATTCAGAACTCGCCAGATTTTATGAATCGGCTTACCCGAAGGACAAAATATTCGAAGAATGGTACGCCGATCAGTTTTCAAGAGCAGCAGCTGGGGAATTTGCAAATCCAAAGAACCTCAAGGAGTCCTATTTTAAACGACTTGTTGATGCGCTGAAGAAAATGTACGCGGAAATCACACGGTTAACGAAGCTAAGGGCTGGACAACCTATTGCCGAAGGATTCCAGCAGTATTTAGACAATGTGTTGGCTCGCCGTAAAACTGAAATTAATCAGGCTATGAAAGCGGAATATGAGCGTAGTCCCGGTCCAGTCGTTCGAGTAAATACGATTAGAGAAAGTCTCGCTGCTACGCCGGGAGTAGAAGGCCGCGCAAATGTGTGGAAGAGAAAACTGCGATCTGGGCTTAATCAGTATAGAGGTATGTTTAGCGTGGTTCTTACTGCCGATGGGCAGCTTCGAAGTATAAGTTCCCGCCTTGCTGATATGTTTTATATACCTGCCCAGTCTGCTGGTAAAGCAGGTATGGGTTTTATCCGCTCTTATTACACACAGTACAGATCATTTAAGAATGAGTTTGAAGACGCTATTGGTGATCTAAATGATCCAGAGGTGCAGCAGGCTGTCAAAGATGCAGCTGTTGAAGGGCCGTTAGATCCGAGTAACACCAAAGCTCAAGCAGTCCGCGACTTTTTAGCGAAGATCCACAGAGTGTACATAGAACCTAGCCAAGCGACATACGCCCCTGACCTCAAGATAGATTTCCAAGCAAATTATTTCCCAACGATGTTGAATCTTGCGGCGATTGCTGACAACCCCGATGCCTTTATTTCTCTATTGCTGGAGGGACAAACCGCTGGCGATCCAGAGCAAATACGTAAGGCTGTACAGCGAATCGTTAAATACCAACAGTCTGTAATTAATGGGCAGGAGATTGAAGTAGAGGGGCTTGATCCTGCTGAGGGTAGGGCTGATGCAAGAACTTTAACTCGCGGTATAGACCGGCAGGTACTAGCAGACAATGGGTTCTTAAAAGATCCAGACGTTGCGCTTACTACCTACCTGCGGCAGATCGCTAAACGGGTAGAGTGGAATAAGGCTACCAAAGACGCGAGCGGAACTAGCAGGTTGCTACCAATGCTAGATCAGTTAGATGTGAAAGATCGAGCCTTAGCTGAAAAGATAATTTCTGTGTACTTGGGCCATCAGTCTGCTGAGATGTCCCCGTGGCTACGTAAGGTCAACAGTTACGGACAGTTCCTACAGTTTGTAACAATACTGCCGTTTTCCACCATTGCTTCTTTTCCAGAGATGGCTGGACCAATCCTGAACTTTAAGGAGTTCGGCGGGTTTCAAGCAGCTTTTCAAGAGCTGTACAGTCAGTTCAAAGGGAACCGAGAAGGCGCAAAAAGGTTTGCTCGGGATATCGGAGTGGTTGCTAATGAAAGTATGGCAAACGCTTGGGTAAGTGAGGCCGATTTAGATTATATGGACCCAATCGCTCGGGAGTGGTCTGACAAGTTCTTCAAGGTAATCGGACTAGATATGTTCACCAGATTTAGCCGTGAGTTCGCAGCAGGTATGGCTCAACGATTCTTACATGAA